ACTACATCACGGCACCCACCGACAACCAACGCGTTACCATCAAATACGACCGCACAACAACACTGCGGTCACGTGGAGATGATGAAATCTTCTACAGGACAACTAGGTGGCATCCCATGTATAAGAACATGGTGTATGACGACGACGAAATTGGTGAGGATATGGCTATGAGTACCACCAGTACACAAGGGAAGCAAGGAATGGGTGACTATATCGTGATCGATATCATTCAACCCGGGCCGAATGTAGTTGGCAACGGAGCTTCAGCGCAGATTGACATTGAAAGTACTATGTATTGGCACGAGAGATAGTTAGAATAACGGGGAATTGAGTTCAACAAAAAAACAATTCTGTTCCAACCAGTGCACATCCGAAGGATCCGAGTCCAAGCGAGGGTCCGTGTTGCTCAACCAAATGCAGGGTTTACCCCAACGCGTAGCTTTAGGTTCGCGGTACAACTGCTTGACAGTAGCGTAAGCTTGGCACCCCAACCATTCCTTGAAAGATGGGAACATCTTGATACCTCCACGCATATCATCAAAGACAGCATAATCAACACTCTCAGCCTTGGCAAGCTCAGCACCAGAGTTCATCCCGATGGTGTAGATATGGTTGCCTAAACTGCGCGCCCACGCAGTCTTACCCAACCGGGAATCGCCGTAAAGTACAAGGGACTTCGGCCTCCTAAAAGGAACAATTAGCATGTACATTCGAAAGCAACTTTAGAACACCTTCCAGGCAAGCGACGGGGGGGCGTAGGGGAGCTTGCGACCCGAGCGATCGCCCCCCCTCGAGCGCGGCAGTGTCGGCAGACTCACTCTAGTCCCAATTCTCCACGTCCCAGATCAGCCTGAGACAACCACTCTGACAAGCCTGGAGCTCGTGACGTGTCAAACTCATACCCCTCTGGAGTACCGTAGGGTTCAGCCTTTGGAGCAAATCGCCAATCACAGTACTTCTGTAGACTGGGAAAAGAGCGACACAGATCTCTTGGAGCCAGGTCATGACAAAGTGCCCAAAACTCCTCAGGAGTCTCTGCAGCGACGATCGAATGCCATGTAAGATCAATCTTCCCATTGCCGTCTCCGCTCTCCTCGTCTGGCCGGTCGAGTCCCCCTGCGCAAACATCTCCATCCTTGATTGCGTAATCATACATCGTCCATGGAGTACGTCCACACTTCTGGATGTTAGGGTGGCAGCCTCCCACATCGAAAACATCAGTCTTTCGACTGGAAAACTGCCGTCCGAAATCGACGAATACATGCAGGTGAATTCCTCCATCAGCGTGAAGCTCTCGTCCCACGATACACTCAGCGTGAAGAGCTGAGATATGGTCGCTAACCGCAAAAGGGTCGAGTGAGCCGCATTGGGCGTAGGTGAGCAAGACTCGTCGGACATTCTTCAAGACAAACTGTCCCATGAGCACAAACGAAGGCCTGGGGCAAAACTAATACTATGCCCCAGGACAAGGGACACCCCAGGACATAAATAGCCAGCTCACCCCCCTCACTTGCGCGATTAAATGTACCGAAAAATCCCTCAGCTGAAGCGCGAAAATGCCTCGCTACGTAACCCGCGGGACAAAGACCCGCCAAGCCCGCTACAGAAAGCGGGGTTACTCAAAGAAGAAGACGTACCGCAGACCCGCTCGCCCGAGCCGGGGTCGAAGACGCACGCCCAGAATGAGTCAGAAGTCGATCCTCAACCTGACTGCAAGGAAAAAGAGGGACACAATGCTACAGTGGAGGCAGGATGCCGGAGTGGACGGAGCAGGAACAGCGGTGATCCCACCGAAGGCGGGGAACAATGGAGCCACAACAATATTCGCTTGGGCACCAACAGCAAGGGATCTCAACATCGGGACAACTGGTGGTAGGGGTACTGTCTCGGACATCGCCGCCCGCACCGCCAGCACGGTGTACAACGTCGGCCTGAAGGAGACTATCAAGATCTACGCACAGGAAGCCTCATCCTACATGTGGCGCCGCATATGCTTTACCTCGAAGGGGCTACTGGCCCCACTCCAAAGCAGGACACCGATCAGCTTGCTGACCTCCAACGGTTGGGTACGCTATACGAAGGACCTAACCTCTGGTGGGTCCGGCCAGGCAGCAGCATTAGACGTCTTGAGGTCTGTGCTTTTCAAAGGACAGCTCGGCGTCGACTGGAACGACTACATCACGGCACCCACCGACAACCAACGCGTTACCATCAAATACGACCGCACAACAACACTGCGGTCACGTGGAGATGATGAAATCTTCTACAGGACAACTAGGTGGCATCCCATGTA